GGAGATGCGACGAACACTCTGGAGATGTTCCAGAAGACGACCCAGGTGCAGTCTGCGTTTCTGGTCGGCCGGTTCCGGCAACTGGTCAAAGACCGTCTGAGTGAGAAGCGCAAAGCTGGAGAGCTAGGCAACCAGGACTTCCTGACCAAGACCGATTATGACCAGATCTTCCAGGATGTCTCGCGCTACGGTGTGGTGATCCAGGGGATCGACACCCAGGAGCATTACCTGGACCTGGCTCACAAGGAGAACGCCCCCGAGGGTGATGACTTCTTTGGATCGCTCCAGGGTGGGTTCCGGGGCAAAGCTCGTCTGGGGGCACCGTCGCAGGCCAGCGTGCGGGCTTTGCCGCTGCTGACAATCTCGCGTGGGGACGCCGAGATGATGGTGAATTTCTTCGCCTCGGAATCTGTGCCTGACGACATGGCCAATCGGGTTCTGGCTGTCTTCGATGGGATGGAGATGCCGCTCGATGGGATCGAGACGATCTCTGAGCTGATCAACCAGGCTGTGTCTGATGCCTGGATGACCAACCCCGCCCAGGATGCGGTGGACAGCTTCTCTGACTGGCTGAGGCAGGGTGAGAAGGGTCCTCTGGAGGGTGTCACTGATCCTGAGACCTGGGAGGCCGTGCAGAAGGTCTTCCCGGATCTGGTGATGGAGCCTGGGGTCACCGATCTGACTGAGCGGCTCACCGAGCTGCGGGATCAGATGGCCGAGGCGGCCATGTCGATTGCTGCCCGCAAACGGGTGATGCAACGGGTGGGGTACTCCAACGATCATATGTCGAGCGGAGAAAACCCTTATGTCGTCGAAGGTGAACCTTTTGAGGGTGATCTCGTCGACGCTATGAACACGATGTACGACGAAGAGTTGGCCAAGCTTCGGGAAGCTTCCAAAGATCCGGCTCAGAACCAGGACCGAGATACGATCGAGACGCCGAGCACTTTGTTTCAGTCCCGGATCGAAGCCTATGGTCAGATCCTGACTGGCACCGAGGTCAGGATGCTGAGTTCCAAGCAGGCGCTGAAGATGGTTACAGATCCTGAGGTTCCGGAACATTCGCGCAATGTAGGCAAAGTCCTGGCCACACATCTACCGAAGTTCACCTACTACTTTGGCTCGGTCAAAGAGCTCACCGAGTTACGTAACCGGATCTCGCCGGAGCTGCGGGATGCCGGGTCGATCCAGAACGGTCAGATTGACCTGATTGGGGGCAAGATCTTCATTACCAATGGCGCCAGCGAAACTGTGCTCCACGAGATGATGCACGCGGCCACGGCCAAAAGCATATATGAGTTCTACGACAATCCGGCGCTCCTGGATCCAACCCAACGTGATGCGATGGGCAACCTCGAGAGCCTGATGACCCAGTTCCTGGACATGAATTTCACCCGGGAATCGGCGGCGGTTTCGGAATCGGCTGCTCTTCTCAAAAGCGAGATCGAGCGGCACCGGGCCTCCAGCAAAGGTCTGGGCAAAGCCCGGGCGATGAGTGAGTTCGTGGCCTGGACGATGACCAACCAGAACCTGGTGGACGTGCTGCGCAAGAGCCGTGTGCGGACACCGTTGCGGTCCCTGGTTCACCGGGCCATCGGTCAGATCATGCGGCTTCTGGGAATACCTCAAGGCACCCGCATGGATATGTTCTCGAATATCGCCATGAACACGGCTGCTCTGATCGTCGAAAACGGGATTTCGGATACCTCTCTGAAAGTGCCAGCCGGCGAGATCCTGAACCAGATCTCTGGCAAACCTACCGACCAGCGCTTGCTGCGGCTGATGCAGGGGTTCGACCGGAAAGTAGCGAGCCACCTCAAGACCCTGGATATCAAGATCAAGATCAACGAAGAGCCGAAGATCCAGATTCTGGCCGATCGGGCAGTGAACCTGTTCACCTCCAATGGTTTTGATCTCGATGACCAACAGAAAGCCGCCTTCCGGTCGATCCAGGTAGCGTTGGCATCCACGGCCGAGATGAACAGTGTCGCCTTGGTCCGACTGGAAAAGCTGTTCACCCATGTGGTGAAAGGTCTCTCTGTTGAGGATCTTATGGCTGATGCGACCAAGGATGACCCGAACGACCGGGCTCGGGCCAACGAACGGTTCAACGTGATCACCGGCAAGTACGGCTTTGAGACCGACCGTGAAGGGCGCATCAATCTGATGACGTCATTCCTGGCGCTCTCGCAAGTGGACCCGGAGTTTCGGGATCTCCTGGATCGGGTTTCCCTACCGAAGAAGACCAATCTGAATTACAAATCGGTGGATGATCTGCTGACCAGTGCGGCAAATTCGATGCTCGACACTCTGGAGATCTATCTGGCAGATGGATCCAAGGAAACCGGTTCGACCAAGGTTGCGATTGACCGGTTGGCGGCGACCCTGTCCAAGATCGACACCGACAATCAGTTGTTGGTTGAAAAACAGATGCACAATGCTCTGGGGACCATGGATACCCATGTGGCCAAACTGGTTTCCAAGGGAAGCGATTACCTGACCGATCTGGCCACCAAGGTCGAAAGCAATCACAAAAGTCAAGTCCGGGAAACGATCGCCAGCTCTATGCGTGTGATGGCTGATCTGATGAATGCGGACAAAGGCAAGGCTCGGGCCGAGAGCATGATCCAGACGGGGAACACATCTTCGAGGGTCCCGCTGACCGTGATGGAGCTCATGAACGAAGTGATCGGTGTTACGGACAGTACCCGACCAGTGTTCGAAATGGTCAACACCACAAAAGCGGCGGTCTCTGCGGTGCGTCAGGGATACCGGGAAGTGCTGCCCAAGTTTCTGGCCAAGCAATTCAACCGGACACTTTCCAAGAATGAATGGCGCCACCTGCACCTGATGGCCAAGACCGATGTCGCGGCTCTGTTCCAGACCCTGAATGCGGACCAGATCCGCAAGGTCCTGTCGGATCCGAAAGCCCGGGCGGCGGAGATCGCCAAGCATGAAGAGACCATCAAGGGTCTCTCCAGCCAGAACCAGGCGCTCTACATGCGCAAGGCCGAAGAGCTGGCTGAGTACATGGTCACGGAAAACGTCAGCCTCAACCTGCTGACCAATGCCGAGGCGATTGCCCGACTGTTGGGGGAAACCAAAAACCCGATTCCGACGCCCAGTGACACGTTGGTTCAGGCGATCGATCGACTGACGACGCTCTATGCGATCGACAAGCTCGACGAGGGAACCCTGGCAACCCTGGCTCTCCTCAGCGAACGTGAGGCTGAGGGGTTGGATTTCCTGACGCACCACCTTCTGGATCTCAACCAACGGGAACGTGCCAAATCGACGTTCTCGGAGGAAGCCAAACTGAACGGATACAAGGGATACATTCCCTCGGAGACGCGCAATGGAATTCGCTTGCAAGTTGCAGATGAAAGCCAATCCGCTTTCCTGACCCAGACGGGATACATCCGGGTAGGGGACTACAAAGGTTCGGGAACCGAGACGGGTCGCAAGGGGTACTACTTCACTTCCGTGGGTGGTCGGGGAACCTACCACCAGGGTGTGATGCAGACTGTAGCCTCCAGCGCCTTTGGAGTGGACCCCAGGACGGGGTACAGTATCCAGGGTGTCACGGCCGGTCGGATCCCTGATGAGCTCGTAGGGGCCACAACAGCGCGTCTGGCGAGGCAAGGAAATCGTCAGTCAGGTGAGCCGTTGATTCCGAGATGGGATAGTCAGGGGAATGTGTCTGCTTACGAGCGCTCGATGGCGCCGGAAAAGCTGGCCAAGCTATCACGCAATACGCATCTCGGTGAGATGATCGGAGCGTGGGCTGGCCGTCAGGCTGAAGAGGAATTGGCATCCAATTTCAACCAGACCCTGGTCCAGAAGCTTAAGCACAACTGGACAGAGGGTTCTAAGCGTGGAGAGCAGGATCAGTACGTCAATCTGGCGACGACAGAGGATCCGATCTACGCGGAGGCCTGGAAGCTGATCCCGGCAGATATCAAGGATCATGGTGAACAATGCTGTGGGATACCGTGAACCTTCTGTGATGGATGCCTGGAGCAACAACACACGCTTCGACGAAAAGACCCAGAAGGTCTTCCGGGACACGGCGATGTTGATCATGGGGCGGAATGCGTTCACGAAGCTGGGACATGCCGAGAAGTTCTGGCAGGCGGGGGTCTCGATTGCGAAGAACACCATCGTGATCCGCTCGATTATCGTACCGCTGTCGAACCTGGGGTCCAACTTCAACCAGCTCCTGACCATGGGAGTGAGGATCCGGGATATCGGTTCGGGGATGCAAACCGGGCTCGTTGAGATCAGCGGGTATCTGAAACGCACCGAACGGCGGGATGAGATCCAGGCCCTGATGGCACGGCACCGGAATGACAAGATCCGGATGCGAAAGCTGGAGACCGAGCTGAAGACACTCGACGATACAGACAAGCGGATGTCGATCTGGAAGCTGGTCGAGGCAGGTGAGTTCAGCACGATCTCGGAAGGTCTGACCGATGCCGATGCGGCGATCGGGACTGGCCGGTTGGCTGACTGGATGCAGGACAAGATGGAAAAAGTGCCAGCGCAGTTTGGAACGCTTGGTCGATATGGGATGATCACCCGTGACACGGCACTGTTCCAAGGTATGGCCAGATCCACTCAGTATGGGGACTTCTTGTCGAAGGCGGTGCTTTATAATCACCTGACCACCCGCAAGAAACTGAGCCACGACGAGGCGATGAAGGTGGTGACCGAGGAGTTCGTAAACTACAACCTGTTGCCTGGCCGGGTTCGCAGCTACGCGGAATCGATGGGGCTGACGTGGTTCTGGGCGTTCAAGCTGCGATCGATCAAGGTGGCACACCGTCATATCCGGGATCATCCCTTGAGGCTGCTGATGACCCTGGGTGGATCCGGACTGGTACCGAACCTGCCTGCGGTGTCAGTGGGCTCACCCACGACTGACAACTTCATTGCGTCAGCTCTGGATGGGAAACTGGGCTACTCGATCGGACCGGGGATGCTCTCGAATGCAGTTGGTCTACACCCCTGGGTGAACCTGGCGAATTGATTCTGGAATAACCCCGGAATGTAGTGAAGTTGAAAACGTCCAGCCTGACAAGCTGGGCGTTCTCTATTGGGTTGAGACGCGGCGGGGCTTACACGGCGTTTCGCCTTACCCGTACAGGGGATAAATCAACCTGCGCCGAACCGGGTTCCGCGTCTCAGGAGGATGCCGTGGGCTAGTTTCAAGGCGGTCACGACTACGCCGATTACTACGACGACACCCACCAGAAAGGCGGTTTGAGTTCCGGTGCATCAGTCATTCAATCCTCCCGACTTCAATCACCTGACCGGTGTCGAGGTCTCTAATCCACATGGTTCCGTTGAGCCGGAAGTGCCACTCCCAACCCGTGATGTACTTGACGATGAGCAGCGCCCGCTTCTTGGAATACCTATCCATCAGTAGGCTGGTCTTGACCCTCGTCAATGAGGGTGAGGATGGCGGCAGGATGGTACTTTTCCAGCCAAGCCACAACGTTCTCGGCATAGCGCCTATCAGTCACGTCAATGTCGTGCGTCTCACCGATGATTTCCTCGATGGTGTCGGTGGCGTATTCCCTGGCTTCACTCACGCCAGTCCCTGACACATCCGCCCGTGCCTGTTCCAGCTTTGCCTCGGCGGCTTTGGCGCGGACGAGATATTCCATCCGTCGTTTCTCAGAGCGATCAATCCAGTCTTTTGCTTTCTGAAGCAGTTTGTGAGCGTCTTCCACCTCAGCCAGCAGATCATCACGCTCGTGCGCGCGGGCGCGGAGGAAGGCGGACAACTGGACCGGATCAGACGTAAAACTATCGAAGGCCAGCCGCTCCACCGCTTCTGTGCTTGCGTCAGTCATCATTCTTCTCCATTTCTTTTAGCGACTCCGCGACAGCCTTCCGAAATGCCTTTCGTGCCCAGACGAAATCTTCATGCGCCAATGCGGGACGTTCACCGAATAGTTGCTGAATTTCCTCGTTTGTGATTGGGGATCGACCAGACATTTTCAACTTCTCTGGGCATAACTCAGCCAAGCGGGCTTTCACTCTAAGTAATTCCCTTTGGTTGCAATTAATCCCTATCATTTCCCTCCACGCTTGCGCGGAAGGCGGCGAGAATTTCGTCATGGCGAATAGCTCCATTGTGATCCCGAACAAGCCTGCAAAAGTCCCGATCTTTGATTAGCCGAGACTCGTAAGCGATCAGCGCGCGGGCGTCGTTTCTCAAGGTCATGCCTCTTTCCCCCTCGTCTCCACCAGATTATCCGTTGCTCGCACAATTTCGCGCAGGGCTTCCCGGTTCAGGTCGGGGTATTGCGCGGTGTCTCTGCCGGCGCGGAGCACGCGATAGGCCGCGTTGTTCAAGTCGCGCAGAGCTTCGGTTACGGGGTCACTCATTGACCGGCATCTCCTTCCATTCCTCGTAGCAGGCCCAGCACGGGCCTACGGGCTCGCTGTCATCCACGTCCTGCCAAGCCTGGCGGCACGGAGCCAGTCGCACACCCCAGCGTCGTTCTTTCAGCTTTCGCGTGGTGTCTGGGTAGGAGTGATGATGATGTGATTGGTCATGCGGCGATTACCTCATCGGGGAAAGCGTCGATCACTTTCTGCGCCGTCTTGATCGGGTCCGACTTGACCAGTGCCGTGTTTGTCAGGGTGGACCCAAAGAGCTCGACATAGGCGGCGAAGGCTTCAGGCCATTTCTCACGCAACTTGCTGACCGAGTGGACGCTGTTGAGACCGCTGCGAAGCGTTTCGATGAGTTGCATCCGCTTCTTGTGAAGCAGTTCATCCTCCAGAAGGAAGTCGATGATATCCTTCGCAAGATCATCGGGCGGAAGAAAGTCACACCCGAGCTTCTTCGCCTTGTTTCGCATCTTCGTGCCCTGCACGAGAACGAGATGGTGCCGCTGACCGTTGTAGTAGTTGTCGAGAAAGCCCGGCACGATCATCTGTGTTGGGATCAAGTCGCCTTCGCCTTCAAAGTCAACGAACGTGAGACGATAATGATCCGTCCACAGCCTGTCGGCTGTGTCGTAGGCCGCGTTGTCCGGATTGGTGATCTGCTTTGGGATGAATACATCACAGCGGTTCGATCTCGGAAGATATGCGTCGGGAATATTCTTCATCCCTTCGCGCATGTCTTCGCCGGTGTCGGGGTGCGACCACATCCAGCGCAGGAGGCGATCCGTCAGATCCTTCTGCGCCTTAAGAACATCCTCAATCGGGGTTGCTTTCTGTTCGCTGATGACCTCCGCCATGTGCTCTGCGATTTGGCGCCTGACCTCGGCGTTCATCCGCAATCCCTTCGGGATCGCCACAGTCGCCGGGTCGATCTGTTTGTTGGTCACGTTGTTCTCCTTCACATAGATTCAGCTTTAATCGGGTATCTGTGGGTAGGTTTGTGCATCGGGTCTGCACAGTACCCCCTTGTTGCTCAGTAGTTGCCGTCAGCCACTTGGCAGCACAGGAGACCCTCCTTACGCCACATGGCCGTATCTTCCCGGCGATCCTCGAAGACCAGCATCGGGTTGAACCCGTCTCCTCTCGCGTGTCCCAGGAGCTCGCTCTTAACGACATGGCTGGGGCGTCGATCGCCGCTGTGGCGCATGTAGAGCGGTGGACAAGATCTCATGTGCGGCCAGGCGCGCGTCGCCATGGAAGTGACTGCCGGAGCGCGCACTGGACAGGGGGTAGTGAGCCAGGTCTCGGTCATGGGACGTGAACTTTCCGGTCGACCGGTGATGAAAAGGATCCTGGTGTCTGTCTCCTGGAGCAAGAGCGTCATCAACTTCCAGGTCTGCGGGATGGGTGTGTCGTTTGCCACATGCTCATCTGCGAGAAAGCTCTCCCAGTCGGGCTTTCGCGGGACCAGGGAAGTGCCCCTGGGGGTAATCCAAAAGTTTGGATCTTTGATGAAATGCAATCGGTGCTCGGCATTGGCCAAGGTCCCGTCAATGTCGAAGACTACATCCATAATCTATTCCTTGAATGGGGGTGGGGTAGTGTCTGAAGAAGGAGACCAGGTGCGTGAAGCCCCGGATGAAAAGGGCTTCACGCTTGCTGGAGATTGGCCTACTTCCCGCTGTCGTCGTCGAAATCGTCATCGGATTTCGTGATCTGGATCAAGAACCAGACCATAAAGATGACGGGCACCACAATGATGAATGGCAACAGCAAACCAATCATAAGCGAGCCCACGACCAACAAGAGGCAGAGGAGGACTGCGATCACAGTTGCTTTGACCAGATCCATCATCAGCCGGCAGCGGCCGGCTTGGAGAAGTTGAAGATCGAGGGCTTCGGCGGTCCCGATTCCTCTCCCTCCTGGGCATCCCCCCCATCGGTATCGGAGGTGATCTCGACTTCCGATTCGATAGGTCCTGCAACAGCCGGCTGATCTGCGTCAGCTTCGGGTTCCTTGTCCGGGGTGGGTGTGTTGCCCAGCTTGCTGGGGTTGGAGGTGGTCGGGGGTTTGGCGGTCTTTGTCGCTTTGGTCGGTTTTTCCGACTTCTGGTCAAACACCGATTTTGCGACCGGTTCCGGCGCATCCTGTTCCCCGGAATCATCCTCGTCTTGAACGGTGACACTTTCCACGTCCACGTCGTGGTTGGTGTGGGGAGTGACCAGGGCGATGTCGATCATGGCGGTGTAGCCATGCTCGCCGCGACCCGCTTTGAGATCGACGGTCATCGTCTGCGTGTTGTTGAGGCCGAGGGCATTACGGACGAAGGAGTCGATCGCAGATTCGATCTCTTCCTGGATCAGTGTGATTTGCATTGTGAAGATCCTTTCTCTTCGTGGGGTTGTCAGGTGCAGATGTAGAAGCAGAGAGACCGGCCCCGACGTTCGGCATAAATTCTGCCAAGGTTGCACAAGCGAGTCGTTGCTTGCTGCACCGCGCTGTAGTTGGTCTGGGCAAGAACCATGAGCTCTTTCATGGTCAGGCCATCCTCAGCATCAATCAAAGCCTGCTGGATGTTATCCATGTTCGTCAGATACTTTGGATGGCGCATTGGGACTCCGTGGTTAGAGGTTAGGGTTGGTGATTCGATCGAATCCGTAAACGGCGAGGAGGGCCGCTTCAGCGCGGCCATCGTCCTTGACCCGCGTGAACTGGGAGGCGGATTCAGGGAACCTCCTGGATGCCAAACCACGACTGACCCCCTTATCCGCTGAAAGGCCAAAGTGTCGTTTCCAGACGGCGGGGGTCACGTAGTGGAGCTCGTAACCATGACCGATGAGAGCCATCTGAAGGGCGCCGTAGCCCTCCCCAAAGCGGAACGTGGAACTGAGGCCCTGCTTTGGCATGGCATGAACTTTTTCCAGGACCGCAACATTGCGGCCCCCCCAGGGCCAAAGTGGCCGAAGGATGGAACCCAAGGCAAAGAGATCAAGCTCTTCTTTTCCCTTTGGATTGGGCATTGTCGGCATGTCGTGGATTTCGACCTTGGAATTTCTCAGGAAGGCGATGCCTCCTTTGAGTCCGGGATCGATCCCCACGATCATGCCGACATTGGGACGATCGTCCATCAGGCGCCGAACAGGGACTTGACGGGAGCCGGAGAACTACCAGGGCCAGCGGGCCGACCGGGAGCACCGGTCTTGCCTTCACCGCCACCCTTGGCACGGTTGCGGGTCTTGTCCTGATTCTTGGCGACCCACTTGTCGTAGAAGACGGGCTCCTCCAGGCCTTCGCGGATCTCGGTGACCGTGCGACGGCTTTCGGTGTGGAAGAACTTGTCGACGATGTTCTCTTCCCGGGTCTCCCCCGTGTTGACGTAGGTGCCGGCGTCATTCTTCTGCTGCTTGTCGACGATCTGTTTGATCACACCGATGGTGATCGGTTTGTTGAGCAGATCGACCAGAACCGGAACGGTTGTGGGCACATCTTTGCGGGCCTCGAAGTTGTAGAGGTTGACGACCTTTTCCTCGGTCGGCTGTTCGGTCAACGGCTGACCCGTGGTCAGGAGGCAGACGTCGTCGATCGAGGTGTAGCCGGGCAGCGGATGCTTCTTGGTGGCATCCTTCTTGTCGGCGTAGAAGTTCTCACCACTGCGATTGGTGATCCAGAAGGTCTCCCGGTACTCGTAGCCGTTGAGATCGATGTGGAGGGTCACCGATTGAGCGTTGGAGGCCAATGCTTTGCCAGCGAAGGCCAGTTTCACGATACCCTGATAGGGACCGGATTCCTTGACGCCACCAGTGCCGAGACGGTCACCGGAATGCTCCAGGCCGTCATCGTTCAGATTGCCGAACATTTTCGTCATGTAGTATCTCCTCGAGTGGTTGTGCCGGGGTCAGGAATAGTAGGCGTAGAGGTGCTTCAGGAGCAGCCCGGCATCATTGTCCATGTAGCTTTCCGCTCGGGTGAACAGCCCCATGGGAGAACGGATGCGCTCCCCGATTGTGGCTTTGGTCAACTGAGTCTGGAAAACGTGCTTGTATCCAAGCAATTGATCCTGCTCCGAAATGTGCAGGAGATCAGAGGCATACGCCTCCAAATTCTTGAGCTCGACTTTCTTGGTTGCCACCACGGTCGAGAAGTAGGATTCGACCCCGGTGTTCTTGAGGGCGCCTTTGATGGGAACCGCGCTGCGCATCTCCATGGTCTTCTCATCGAGCTCGCTGCGGGTGTGGCCCAGGATGATCACCGACTTGTCGGAGGCGGCCACTTTCTCGAGCATGAGTGTCTTGAAGAATTGCCCATAGTGGCCCCAGGCCTGCATCGAGTTGGCAGAGTTGAGAACGTATTGGGACTCGAACATATCCATCAGAAAGGTGATGGTATCGATGACGATCGTGTCGATCTGGGGATTGTCCTTGGCATGGTCGAATGCTTCGTGAACCTGGTAAGGGTCGGTGATGACGAAGTTGGAGAATTTGCTCTGGAACGGCAGACGTTTGCCGGATTCGCAGTTCAGATACATCACCCGTTCCGGATTCGGTAGATTGAGTAGGCTGGCGGATTTACCGGTGCCTGACTCACCTGCGATGAGGACAAGTTGGTCATTGATGTTTTGGCTCATGGGGGATCCTTTGCGGGAGTAGGAGGGGTGGTTTCTCTCGATCAAGTAGACCAAGTCCACCAGTCGAAAGAAACCATCTTGCGTAGGGTATCAGTTCATCACGAGGTGCGATCCGGGAATGAATATGTCGCAGATCATCCCGCAAATATCAAGCTGTTCCTGCCATCTTTTTCGCCACGGTCACGAGAATTGTGGCTCGGATTTCATCCTCGGAAAGTCCGTCAGGTATTTGGGAATTGAAGTTGATGACAGATGCTTCGATATCCGAGAAAGACATCCCGGAATCGACCAGGGCCAGGGCGTATTTGATGAGCTGGTTGTTGCGATTGCCGGATCCGATTCGCTGGGCGAACCAACGCTCGAGATTGTCCAGAGATTGGAGTGACTGGATTTGCCGCTGATACTGTTCGTTCTTCGAGGTCTTGGGCAGAAACTGCAAGGCATCCAGAAACTCACCTTCCAGGTTGTAATGATAGCTGCCGGCCGGGTTGGTCATCCATTTCCTGGATCGCTGGTTTGCTTGGGTGTCGATTTCAAACGGCAACCACTGGGCGATGTTGGACATGAATTCTTTGTAGTCATCCTGGTCGAGTTCCAGGATGTAGTTGACCGGCAGGATCAACCGAAAGCGGTTGTCTTGCGGGGTGTGGCGCTTGGTGGTGTAAGTCATGAACCGATACCCGCTGAGGAGCTCGTGAGCCATGTCAAGAGACACACCTCCATCGATGTCGACCACCACCATGTTGAACCCGGGGATGGTGTTCTCTTCGTAGCGGTGGTTGTGCTGGAACCGGTGATTGCACCAGTGCATTCCCTCGGCTTGGGTCAAGCGATGTAGCTGATCGAAAGGTGCCATGTCGCTGCCGTAATTGTAGGCATAGTGGTCCGAGTACGACATCATCATCTCATCGGGATTGGTTTCGGTGAGGGTCTCACCCGAGTAGAGTTCGATCCCATCTTCAAACCGTTTGCGGATGACGATGTGTTGCTTGTACCCCCAGGATTGAGCCAGGGTCATCATCTCATTACGGGCGGCTGTACCCTGCTTGTAGAACGGCAGGGCTTCGTGCAGATCCGCATGGGTCAGCTCGGTGCCACAGGCGACGATGTACTTTGCCAGCTTCACGTAGGATTTTTCCCGGGCCATCAACTTCTGGAAGGCAGCCCCGGATTCCTCGACCAGTTTCATGGCCGAGTGGAGGTGGCTCATGGTGATCTTGTTGCTCTCGTCGACAAAGGCATAGGCGCCGGCCAGCTTGAGGGTCTTGAAGTATCGGTGAGACATTTCGGCTTTGTGGATGTCTTCGTGCTCTGCCATTGCATCGGCCAGGCGTTCACACTCGATCTTGTAGGTGAGCAACTCGATTCCTACGTTGTCTTCGACTTCGATTTCCCAGCGATACTTGGCCGGATCTGCCAACAGGGCGAAGTGGTTGGCCCAGGCGGTAATGACGGCATCGTTCTGCGGCTGAGTCAGGAGGTGGTAGATCTCGGCCGGGGTGAGATTGTCTGAGGCCCTGAGATGCCGTCCCCAGGCGAAGAGACAACGCCGGGCATAGCCGGTGTCGAGAAAGGAGTAGAAATGATCTTCGGTCATCCCGCCATCCAAAAGTTTGGAGGGGGTGCCAAACAAGAGAGCATTGGCGGGAGTTTTGCCTTCAAGCTCCTCCCCACGAATGTTTTCGGCGGTATTCTTCACCAACTTTTGCTTGACGATCCCCTGGTCATAGAGCTCCAGGAAGATGTTGAGCATGTCGGTGGAGCTGACCAGGTTGGAGCCGATTTCGTCGATCTGGAGATTGATGGCACCGGCATCAGCCAGGAGCAGCTTTTGGCGCATCTGCTTGACGGCAGCCGGGGTGCCTGAATCGAAGGTGAAGGCCAGGGCGCCAGCATAGCTGAATTCCTTGTCGAGCTTCTCTTTTTCGACCTGCTCTTCTTTACCTGAGAGCGCTGCTCGCTCGATGGCAAGTTTCCAACGGTGATCTTCAGCGATGGTCGGGAAGGTCTCTTCCATGAACCGTTTGCGGAACCCCCCGAGAAACTCGGTTTCGAGGAGGTGAACAGAATGCCCCTTGCCAAAGCCTGAGGTGGCCAGAGCCAGGGCATAGACGTTCACAGGGATCGTTCACAGGGATGGCTCCCCGGTCTTTGGTCTGGATCGTAGCGCGCATCGAGGCCGCCATTTTGGAGAGGAAATAGGCGAACATCGACGAGTTCTTCGACAGCCGGGTGGTGATCAACGGTGTTGAGATCAAGCATGGGCGTATTCATCCTTCTGGGTGCAGATCGGAGCGGCGTTGCAATAGGCGCAGCGTTTCGCTTGGCGCGGAACTTCGACAATGATGCCCTTGCCGGCTTTGTTTTGATGTTGGACCGCCGCAGGGTAGCTCTCGAAATTCTTGGTGGATCGCCCGCCTTGAGCGGCCTTCGCTGGATCGCTGTAGAATTTCCAGATCGGATCACTCATCCAAAGATCTTCTTCGGTGCAGCGGATTAGCTCCGGCTCGGGAAGTGCATCATTGGCAATGACTTCGTTGAGTTTGCGGCGAATCCAGGTCTCGGTCTCTTGCAGAGACAAGAGCTCCACGGTGAACTCGAGAACCCGATCGTTGGGATAACCCGGGCTGATCTTGGATTGGGAGCGCTGCCAGTCCGTGAAAACATGCTGGATTCGCATCAGGTCCGAAGTGACCAGAGTGGGGTTGAGCCAGCGATAGATCGAGCCCTGGAGCTGGTAGTAATCCTCGTTCGAGCGGTTGATGTAGGCGTAGACCGAGGTGGTCTTGGTATCGTTGATCTCACCGTTGATGATCTGGTCGAACTTGCCAGAAATAAGGACCTCTCCGGCTTGAAGGGTGATCGGGCGGATGCTGCGCTGCTCGAGGTAGACAGGAATGTCTCCATCGAGCACTTCGGTGGGATTGATTTTGATCCGCTCAATCATCTTTTCCGGATAGCCCAGTCGACGCATGGCATTGGCGTGTCCCACAGTCCAGGCTTGCTCGATGGACTCGTGAATTGCGTGACCGAAGCGAGACGCGATCAGGTCTGCGACGTCGGTCGTATCCACCGCAGGCGGGAGACGCTTCATCAGCACCAGTTGCCGGGTGGGCTTCAGAAGGGCGGTTGCCGAGATCAGGTTTTGCCCGGCATGATCAGCGGACCCATCGGTGTATTCGTCATGGGCCAGCCAGACGGCCATGGCCAGGCTCAAGCCCTGGTTGTTGGTAATTACGTTCATCTCGGAACCTCGATGTGGGGGGAAAGATCAGTGGGTTTGGGGTTCGGCGCCTTCGGCCGGTTGTTGTTCCGGCTCCATGTCGTAGAAATCCTTGGGCAGCATGACGCCGAGATAGCTGAAGGACAGGAACACGATCATCGTGATGTCCTCGGGGCTGATGCCGGCTTCCACACGCATACGGTGGAGAACCCCCTGACGGGCATTGTCGATGATTGACATGCTGATCGGCTTCTTGGGCTGCTCCAGCACCAAGTTCATGTGCCGTTGTTTCGGGGTCCCTTCCCGGGTGTAGGTGACCAAGGTGGTGACCATGTAGTAGTGGTGCGGTGCGGTCTTGTAGGCCATAACGACTTCCTTTGTGGATTATTTCGGGATTGTATTATCTACCGATTTTTGGGGAACATCACCCGACATATTTCGTAAGATGCTTTCGCGCAAGCTCTTTGATGTTTTCCGCGCTTGCGTGATTCGGGATGTTCATGGGAGAGGCCCAATCCGGGTAGAACACGGCCACTGAGCCACCCAGTTTCACTTCGGGATGGGCGATCAGAGGGTCTTCCTGCCACTCTACAGCCTTGACCAAATGTTGGTTCACGAAGAGCAACACAGCCATGTCATCGGAGATGACGTAGTACTGGGCATCGTGAATGTGGGCACAAGGTCGAATTTGAAGTCTAAACTCTGAGGTACGCACCTTGCCCATGAATTCACTGGCAGCACGGGAGTTGAGCAGACCGTAGGATTGTCCCAAGGCGTTGCCGGCCGTCCGTCCCTCTGCCGCCGCTTCGTAGGGTGTTTTTCGGTTTCCCAGGATGACTTGCTCGAGCAGCGGTGTGCGGACCCTCAACCCGAAAGCCACCGTGACGTAGCCGCACTGACCTGCTTCAGCAATTCGGGCGGCAACCCAGGCATCGGAAACTTTGTAGAGATCGTGGTATTGCGCTTCGATGTGCTTGGCCAGCTCCATCGAGAACCCGCAATTGTTCATCAACGTGAGGAAGGTTCCCTGGTAGGTCAGGGCGAAGGTGGGCGCCTTGGAATCCTGCCGCAGATCGGGATACGCATCCTCGATGGTGTTGATGCTCTCCACTTGATCTGGATCAATATCGGGCATTTGATTGGTGAAATAGGAGTAAGCTCGCAGACAGTGTCCGTCGTACCCATCGGTGTAGACCTTGAGCTTGTTGGGGTCCTTGGTGGTCAGGGCAGAGATCCGATCCTCAAGAGATGCGAAATCCAGACCGATGAGCAGATGGCCGAGGGGGGCGACAAAGCAACTCTTGAGGAGCTTGCCGAGGCTGAGCTTCCCGCCTTTCATGTACGGTCGCAGTTCAGGGAACTGATCCAGAAGCCAGTCGCTGACCTTCATGTAGACGTTGGCAGGCAGGTTCTGGAGATTGGGGTCAGACGAGCTGAGACGGCCGGAGACAGTGCCTCCGAGGTTGAAGTAGCCCAGGAGCCAGTGCCAACCGTTCTCGTCCTCCACGGCGTCCAGGAAGGCTGGGAGGAAGGATGTCAGGATCTTGTCAATGGCCTTGAAGTCGATCAAGGCTTCCAGGAAGTCTTTGGTCTCTGGATCCTGAGTATGGTTGATCAGCTTCTCCAAGGTATCGCCCCCAGAAGCTGGGTTCTTTTTCTCGGTGTAGTCCAGAACCGGTAGGCCTAGATGATGCTCATCGTAGAGCAGGGTCTGGAGCTGGGGATTGCTGTTGGGGTTGAAGCTGACCTTGGCCTCAGCTTCCTCGTAGGAGCGGGTCTTGGTTTTCAGCTTGGTGTTCTCTTTTTCGATCCAGCTTAACCGCCACTCGTAGATGAACGACTGAACCAACTGGTTATTGGCCATGCGGGTGGTGGCGTGATCAGAGATCGCCTGAAGGATGGGTGCAAGCTGCTTGACCCGAGCCATGTCGATGGGCAGCCCGGTGAGCTGCATCTGGATGATGTCGAGAATCGCGGATTTGAAGATGGACTGGTACAAATCCAACTGCTGATCAGCGACCATCGTGTCCCAGTGCTTCTCCAGGACATACCACGTCGAGAGGGTGTCAATGAGGTTGTACTGAAGCAGGTTTGGCAGCGGGATGTTGCGGATATCCTTGATGTCGTCGACGGCGTAGTTACCCGCGAATTCCTGCGCCTGGGCTTTGAGACCCAGGGTGTTCCCGGCACAGGTGTTGGTCGCCAGGTAGGTGATCAGTTTGGTGTCATCCCAGTTGGTGAGGAGGACTCGCATTCCCTCAAGCAGACCGGCTGTGTCCAGCACGCTTTTCATGAGGTAGATCAGCACGGTAACGTCGTAGCTGATATTGTGCCAGATCATGGTGCGGCCGCTTGCCAGGAACTGGTAGAAGAAATCTTTCAGAAGTGGGATCCTCGAGGAGATCCACGGGAAAAGAGATCCCCTCGTATTTAGTCCACGAGAACGAGATGGTGCCGATACCAGCTTGCGTGGGTTTCAGGGAAAAAGCTTCGATGTCGCCAGTCAGATCGCAGTTCATATCGAGCAGGCGCTGGAGCCACATCTCGATGTGGGCGACTGAATCCGGGTAGGCGGCAAATTTGATGACGTCCGTTCCGGGCGCGATATAGGCGCCTTGTTGGTCAGCTTTCAGGGCAGACAGGGCAATTCGGATGTCTTCTTTGACATTGGCTGGATCATGGAAGACCGCCCGAGAATTGGGGCAGTAGGTTACCTTCATGTGTTCGAACCCCGGATGAGCGCAGTTCAGAACATAGCCCAGAGCGGCATCGGCCGAGGGGGACTTGGTGAGGGTCTTGAAGTACTCCGCATCGCAGACCACCAAATATTTGACCGCCAGGCTTTCGAGGATGGGGAGAAGCTCGTCGAGAAACGCCCGTTGTTCTTTAACCGGGGTGCGTTTGGGGCCTTTGTGGAGGGCATAGGCCAGGAGTTCGGGGACCTGATCGGCCAAATGTGGATCAATGTAGAATCGCGTTATGTCGCTGGTG